CCTAGAGCAAAGTCCGAATGCATGATAACGGGTTCGCGCTTGTAGATGTGCGCAGTTATCCGCGATCGCAGTCACATCGCATCGCAATTTTTTCATCTGAACATCTAATGGAAATGATTTCCTTACTCCATGCCAACTTAGTTGGGATTTTAATCGTTTGATCGTCAAACGTGATGTGGTTAATGTTGTGTTTCTTCCACATGGCACTAAAAAAAGAAACTCCGGCAAGACTCGCCGATGAAAGTAGTCCCCGTCCCAGGGTAATGGAAGGCTCTAGCGCACGAGAGTATTGGATTAGTGAATGACAGCATGATTCTGACAATTACGCTCATGGCCTTGTTGGCCATCATCGCCTTTGCGATCCTCCCTATTCCAAAGATCCCCCCATCGTTTTATACGACAGTTGCCATTCTTGGTCTTCGCACTGTTTGTGCATTGATCAGCATTTCTTGGCAATTTTTTGACTTCATGCATGGCGTTGGCACCATGATTTTTGATCTTCATTCCATTGTTTGCCGTGATGTCACTTCTGTGATGTCGCGGTACAATAAGATGAATAGTCGTGATTCCGCCATTATATATACAATCATCGCACTCTTCTTTGGAGTGATGCCCTCATTTTTTAGGGCGGTTGTGGCTCTATACACTTGCTTTATCATTTCTGCTGTGCGTGTTCATTTCTCCGGGATTGCACACGCCAAAAGATATGTGTACGAGTACGCAAACCCTAAGACAAACAAGCGGAGGAACTGGAAGGTTCTTCGCGCGGCTTACCCGGAAATTTTCCGATCTGCCTACCTCAACCACACGCTCAACCATCGGTTTGATATCGGCGAATACGAGAAGTTTGTGTTTCAAGCTGGTCCTGGTGACTGGTTTGACCCCATCAACCGGTTTTTCAGGGAGGGGTCTCTTGACATTGCTGACATGCTTAAGACGATCCCGGCTCTCAGCGGTGGTATCAAGAACTTTTTGGTCAAACTTCCAGGCACTTATACCACATTGGATAAAATCGTGGAACAAGAAACTGGTTTGCGTTTGCACAATTATGTGTTGCTCGCCGTTTGTGCTGCGTACATTAAGCGCAACGGTGGGTGGGACGCGAATGCGCCGAAGGTCATTCTTGCTCGTGCATACGTTGGATACTGTGCGGCTCATCTCGCCATGTCATTTTGTCGCGGCGCAGATCTTAGCACGTTCACGGTATTTCTTTTTACCGTGTGTGCTCAGGGTATCGCCCGCGATTATCATGGGCGTGGTACCGAGTCACTCGATCGCACAGAGTTCGAATTCATGTCCGGCAGGTTGTACGACGAGATGGCATCATTTGCAAAGACGGATGTTTTCTGGATTATTAAGTGCGTCCTTCGATTGGCTTTCGCACTTGGTGCAATTTATTTTGGCATCAGGAGTGGTAAGTCATGGGAGACGGTTGTGGGATCGAGTGGTTTTGCTACCAACATCAAATCCATCGCCGGTCTTCGAGGTCAGGCCATCATTAATGAATGCATGTCTATGTACGATCGTTTGTACACATCCTACACAACTGGATCGCTATCTGCATTCTTTGACATCGATGATTCGGATAGTGAACTTTATTGGCGGTATAAGTGGTTCATGGACGCAGACATCACCAAGCTTGATTCGGGGATTCCAAACATGGCAGGTGATGGTATGTTTCATTATCACGAATTCCTCAAGTTCGGAGATGACTTGCGCAGGGACATTCGCGAGCGTGCCAACATTGAGTTGAAACAGCTTAGTGCTCGCAGTGCTTGGAAGAATAAGGCAACGCAGGTCGACGCCCGACACACTGAGGTTTCTCACAAGTTAGACTCTCTTGGAATGCATGCTGCACCATATGCGGTTCTCGTTGCAGGTAAATCTGGTGTGGGGAAAAGTCTTCTCACCTCTATATTCAGGAAAGCCTGTTGCACCGCTCTGAATCTTCCGACTGACAACACGTACACTTATATTGTGAATGATCTTATGAAACATTGGGACGGCTTTTGCAATCACATGCACACTTTGCTTTGGGATGATGCGAGTGCTGTTAAGCTTGAGTCTGGTGACCCCTTGTTTCTCGGTAGTTGGTTGAACGTTATCGGTAATAATCCGTACGTTCCTGCTGCCGCTGATCTTGCGAACAAAGGAAGGTTCCGCGCTAACTTCAAGCTTGCCTTCGTTACGTCCAACACTGTCGATTTGCAGGCTGGGATGGTTATGAACGCGCCTGAGGCAGTCATGCGTCGTTTCAGGACCGTGATTATCCCGTCATTGCGGGAGGGTAGTGTCGGACCTAACGGTGGCATTCGCGACCTTGTGCACGATGATCCTCGTAACACTGCTGAGATGGACCATTGGACTTTTCGCATTATGCGGCCATCCCTTCACGGCAATGCCGTTAGGCGCGACCAGTATCATATGAGCAATGGGGAAACGGGGTCCATCGTGTACAATGGGATTGTTTACAACGTGTTGCGTGATGGGTGCAACCTCGTTGAAGTGTGCAAGTTCTTACACGACGACGCTGTGGTACACTTCACCGGTCAGGACAAAGTTTTGAAGGCTGCGGACGGTGTCAAGGATGGTATTTTTGATCCTGACACCGGCATCTTGACCTTTCAGTCTGGAAATCTCGGACGGCGAGTTACCAATAATGCTGTCCTGGCTTGCCTTGCTGTGCTGGCAGTGAACTTTCCTTATGACCAGGCTGCGGCATTCATCTTCAACTTCATCACGGGGATCAGTTTCAAGTGGATGCTATCTTTTGTTCTGTTCACCGGCGCATTCTGGTTTGATGTTAGTTCACGCATCAATTTCGACACGTATGTCTCCATGGTATATCGCGTATATTGGTACCAAACGATGATTGTGCGATTCGTAAGGTTCTTTTGTGTAACCACGGTGCCTTCGTTTTTTACGGAATTGCGCATGGGGCGTTGGATCGTGTTTGGAACACGCTTGCACAGCATTGAAACACTTGCTTCGCTGGCGATGAGGATTAGCTCGCTGCATGCCCTTGATTTCCGCGGCCATGTGATCAGATTGCTTACCCCGAGGAACATTGCAGTGCTTGGGTCCTTTGCTGCCATTCTTATGTGCTTAAAGTACACTACTGAGTGGCTGTTCCAGGCAGGTGGAGATCATTTCGACACCGCACCGAAAGCAGTTTGGAACTCCCATAATGCGCCGCGGGATTATTCAAGTGCCTCGCAGTCGGTTGCTGACCCTGCGGCAGTGGTCAACAAGGTGGCGCGGAACGTGCGATGGTTCATCCTTGAGAAGGAAGGAGTTAAGCCTCTTGCCGGTGTGTTTGTCGAGCTCTGCGTGGTTGGTAGTTTCAACTTGTGTGTCACCAATTATCACTACTATGATACCATTGGTAAAGGTAAGAGTATTATGCGCATCCCTTACAGTGGTATTGCTGGTGAGAAAGGTGGCTTCATTAGTAGCACGTGCCAAATTGAGGTTGATGAAGCGGACACTAAGAGGACTTATGTGATGCCCGGGCGAGATTTGTTGTTCTTCGTGTATCAGTCCAAGCACAGCCCCGATATCTCGAAGTACGTTGCCGGCCCTAACCATCGATCCTCCGCGAAGTCTCCGATGTATATGATATCTAGGCGAAACAACGACGCCGATCCGGTCATTTCCGTTTCGCCCCATTCTGCATATACGGAGAGTTCTTTTTCATGCAAGAAAGCGCTTGACCGTGGTGGCGGCGTCACATCCTTCCCGTGTATTGGGCAATTTCGTGGTAATTTCGACAAAGGCTCAACACCCGGTGATTGCGGGTCTCCGTACCTTCAGACTGATGGTAATGCGATTTCCATCGTTGGCATCCATGCCGCGTTCGATCCATCGAGCGGGGTTAGTGTTGCAGTGGCCCTTAATACCGCTGACATTGACGCTGCCAAGGTTCATTTCTTATCACCGCCGGAGTTTGCATCTGGTAACGTAGGTGCTGCTGCATGGGAGTCCCTTAAGGCCTTCGACCATGATTGTGGGATGTTTCCTCCCGCGCCGCGGCCGGTGGTTAATCGTTTGTCTGACCGCAGCGTTTTTAGGCAGCACAATAACCCAGATGATGATATCACAGGAACTATTGATGTCGTTGGGTCCATCAACGCTTCTTCCGTTCCGCCGAAGACGAAAGTACGCCACAACCCGCATGCCAGTGTTCTTACGAACGGCACTGGTTTTCCTGGCGGTGGCAAGGTTCCACCATCGCAGTTGAAGGGAGATCGCCTGTACCGAGCCAAACGATACTTCATCAAGAACATCGCTGCCATTAGGGATACCTTCAGCCCGTCTGAAGTCGCCAATGCTGTCGTTTTGTACATTGTCGACTGGACAGCTAAGTTGTACTATAGCGACACGAGCGAAGTTCGCCCACTCAGTGTCGATGAGTCGATTAATGGTGTCAAGATTGGACATTTGGCCAAATATATGCCGGCGATCGACTTGTCCACGAGTGGTGGATTTGGCAATGAGGGGCCGAAGCGCAATTTCGTTGTCTGCAATGAGCCGGGTAAGATTAGGTTTGCAGATCCGATAATGCGCCAAGTGGACTCTATTGACAATGCCATCCGAAGCGGCAATCGACCCAATCCTGAGGACGTGATGTTCAATTCCCATTTCAAAGATGAGCCGATTTCACCTGAGAAAGAGAATATGGCCAAATTGCGTGTTATCAATGCTGGACCCTTGGGATTCCTTATCGCATTTCGGAAGTACATCCTGCCCATCATCGCGTATATTGCCAGCAATCGTCTTGCATTCGAGAGTTGCCCTAGCACCGTAGTGCAGAGTTATGAGTGGACGTTATTGCGATATTCCTTCACTGGCGAACACATCGGAGAGGAGGCCAATCGCATGTACATCGATGGTGATTACAAGGGATGGGATGCGTCGCTTCAGAAGTGCTTGGTGATGTGTTTCTTTAGGGTGGCATACCACATCGCCAAACAGAGTGGGAATTACACTGAAGTCGATTTGCGGGCGATTGCTGGCTTGAGTCTTATCGTATGCGAGTCCTACATCAATTTCTTTGGTGATGTTATCATGATGTCTTGCTTCCAGCCCTCCGGCCAGCCTGCGACTGCACAAACGAACGGTGTCATAAATTCAGTCTTGTTTAGGTATGTATGGATCAAGGTTGGGTTGGACCCTCTCAAGTTCAGGCACAATGTACGCATTCTTGTGTATGGTGACGACAACGTAGGTTCTGTAACCCATGACTATGCTTCCGTCTTCAATAAGCGCGTTGTGGCAGAGGTCCTTGAGCCGCATGGGATATATTATACCAACGCTGACAAGACTGCGAACATTACCGATTTCACTCCCCTCGCTAACATCGACTTTCTGAAGAGGAAGTGGGTGTGGAGCGAGGAGCTTGATGCATACCTTGCGCCGCTCAGTGTTTCTACTCTTGGGAACATGTGTAGCATTTATCGCAGCGGCGGCATCAAGAACTCTGACTTTGACCAGATAGTGTCGACGCTGCGTAGCCTGTGTGAAGAATCCTTTTTTCATGGACCTTTGGTCCACGATAAGGTGGTAACCACTGTGCGCTCCGTCATTCAATCCATCAACCCCTTGTATGATTTTGTTGTTAAAACATACAGGGAGAAGGTTGATGATTTCACACAGGATTCTGTCCATTTCCGCAAGGAGGGCGACAGGATCCTAACGGCCCTCTCCCATTGAATGGGAGGGGGCTTCGGGCTTGGTGATCCCTCAGATGTTCAATTCCTGAAAAGAAACCAATTGGGAGTCTGGATACCAATCCATTACATTACAGGGCGGTGTGTGGATCAGGCTTTCTCCCTCTTATGCAGCTATTTTGGATAATTTAGTGTGCAAGCTCTAATTCCGTGCGGTTTGGCTGCCTCACGGTCTTAAAACAAGTCACCAGAGCAAATGTCCACAGAACAATATAACACTGAAGAACCCATTCTGGAGCAGACTCAAACGTCTATTCCGGAAGTAGCCACTGTTGCATCAGTCCCCAGGTATCAGTTCGCTCGGATGCCTGACGACGATTTGCAACATTACCTTTGTCGCCCACGTGAGGGATGGAGTACGGAGTGGGTGGTTGGCAACAACCTGCTTACCCGTATTAAACCGTGGGACTTGTTCTTTTTGCAGGATCGCGTTAAAGACAAGATAAAGGGGTACTCCCGCTTCCGCGGGAGATTGAGGGTGCAGTTCCTAGTTAATGGGTCTGCCTTTCACAGGGGTGCCCTTATCGTGTCTTATCTGCCTCTTGCAGATGAGAGTACGGTCTCCAGTTTCACTTACAATGATGGCGTTCTCACCACCGTTAATAGTGTAGGGATCGGTTCCCCAAATGGAGCCGCTTATCACGCTTTCCCTGGGAACGCTGGAATTGAGTCTTCGACAATGGGGATGCGTCGTCTTGTCCCCATGTCCCAGCGTCAGCATGTTATGCTATATCCCAACACTTCTACCGGTGGTGAGATGGTTTTGCCATTCATTTTCCCTTACGAGTTTGTCCCCATCGATGCCGAACTTACTGCCAAAACTATGGAAGATCTTGGTACTATCACAATTCAGTCGGTGGGTTCGCTCGGGTTTTTGGGGTCTAATGCCCCCGAGAACGTTGACATAACTATGTTGATGTCTCTTGAACCCGATTATGAGCTTGCCGGACCTACGACTTTTGAGTTGCAGTCCGGTGAACCCAATGTGGCCGACCTTCGACACGTCACGTCTTCTGCCGTTCCTTCCATGTCCGGTTGGAGGTCTGTTGTTGAGAAATTAGGCCCAGCAGTTGCTAGGATTATGGGGTTTAGCAATCCTCCTCTGCTCAATAATGTTGATACAGTGCGTATCCAGAACGTTCCCAATCTTGCTAACACACAGTTGTCATCACGAGACGAGGTGCTGGCAGCTCACCCTGGGACCACTTTGAATGCGACTAATGACACCATAGGTGGGGATGAGAGCGATATGCTGATTTCCAATCTCGTTAAGAAGGACAGTATCCTGTCTCAATGCTATTGGAAAGCCGTCGGTGCTGGATCAGAAGTTAACGCCGTTCTTTTTGAGGCGCTTGTCCACCCCCAACTTTCACCGGTTGTCGAGAGGGTTGGTACTTTTTCCGGCGCCTACGATCAAGTCGTTCCCGTTCCAATGGATTGGGTTTCCCAGCCATTCAAGCTTTGGAGGGGTGATATCACTTTCTCTTTTGAGATTGTGACCACTAAGTTCCAACGCGGTCGGCTGCGTGTGTCTTATGACCCATCCGGCGATTTTTCAGACAGCAATACTTTTGGACGAGTTTACACGAAAGTGCTTGACATATCAGAAGAGACCAAGTTTGATTTCACTGTTCCTTACATGGCTCCTTCCGCATGGCTCTCAACATTGTCCACTCAGTTTGATTCTTCATTCCATGGCGTTAATGACACGAAACAGCAGGTTTTGCCCAGTGGACTTGATTCTACCAATGAGAGCCTTTATCCGTACAATCCACAATGTATGAATGGTAAACTGCGCCTAACCGTACTTAATACCCTAACCAACGACCTTGATGCCATTGTCATTGTTCGGGTTCGTGCGGGTGATAATTTTAATCTTGCAGTGCCATGTGGTTTGCCAGATTCCGTTTCTTTGCAGGATCAGTTTTTCTTTCATTCGGGTGAGCTTGAGATTGACAATTACGTTGGAGAGCAGATCGAGACTGTTCGAGATGTGTGCCATCGAGCGACGACTTGCGGATATTTCCGAGGCACAGTTAATCAAATAGCCGCGTACGAGTTTCCTGTTACTGGTATTCCTCGGGGAATTGGATTCCAAGGCGGTGACACTCAATTTAACCATCCTGATGGTTTAGTTACTGTCAAAGGTCTTGGTAGCGGAGCGCCAGTGACATTCTATTCGTGGTTTTCGAGTGCTTTTGCCGGGGCCCGCTCGTCTCACCGTGTTGGTGCTCTATCGGTTGGAGCTGTGACACCCGTTCAGGGGGTTCTCGCTGGCATCATCATGACCATCGATCGCGGTATCTCGAAGATTCTGAGCGATGCCTCAGAGGCGCGGCCGTTTAGGACGACACTGAAGCACAAGTTGGCCAGAGTCGTCACAAATGTCATGACGCAGTCGACTTCATTTAATGTTGTTCCTTACGACCCAACCATGCGCTTCCAGGATTCTTCTTCCGTTCTTGCTGCCGAAGGGGGTACGGTTCTGGCGCCTTATCAGAGCAAGTCGCGGTTCATGCCCACGTGTTCGTTTTATGATTTTTATCGTTCCGTGAAAGGTGATGATAACGGGCAACTCATTGGCGAGCCCATCTGGGGAGTTGATTGGCCTGAAATCTGCAGGCTTCACAGATTTTACACCCCGGTGGACACTGTCAAGGTTCTGGCAAACTATGACACTCGCATTGGGGGTTTCATCATGCATCACACGTCTGCGGGCGCCGACATGGCTTTCAGCGCTTTCTGCAACGCCCCCACGTACTTCCGCTCACGGCAGCTCGGCACTTTTATTGACGGCAGTTCTATCGCCGTGGACTCTTTGGTCGCCGCGTCGTATATCGACTCGATCACCCAAGACAACTATTCACCTTCGTGATTTTAGTAATTTAATATCACGCACTAGCCCTTCCTCGACTCGTTTCGAGGTAGCGTAACCCTGTATGGAGGGTTCATGTGGTCGGCTTGTGCGACCATAGCTTCTTTATATGCATGCTCT